TTTTTATCGTAAGGCAAGGTATTCTGCAAAACAGGCAGGAGTTAAATTGGATGTTGGGTTTTTAGGTTGGAAAAGTGGCGAAGCAATGAATTATTAACTAAAACTAAAGGAAATTTATGGGCAGTATAATCACAGATGGGAAGTCTAGGAGTTATGGACTTAGGAACAATGGTAAAAGGAATAAGAGTGATGCCGAACAGCAGAGGGCTACTCAAATAGAAAACAACACAATGTGGTCTGGTTCTAACATTAAAGTAGAACATAGCGGTGTTTGGGGTAGATATGCTGATGGCGCTCAGTTTGCTTCTGGAGGGCCGGGAACATTTAAAGATAAAGTGGACTATGTAAAGGCGGCAAAGAACATAGGTAGCGTTATGAAGACTTACGGTTCAAGCAGACATCCAACTAATACTTACAAAGAGAAATCGTATGTATCTCACCCTGATATCGGGCCTCCTCGTTATCGAAAGCCATCAGGCAAACTAATGACATACCCGGAATCACTTGAGTTACATGATTGGAACGATAGGAAATTACGAGAATAATACTAAACACAATAAGGAGATAATATGGGCGACTATAGCGGATATGATTTTGGACGAAGCAGGAAAGAGAAGTACGTTGGTAAGGGTACAGGTAGTATAATTACTACACCTAATCAGCGTAAGGGTTACACAAAGGGTGGAAGTCCTAGAATGAAGATAAGTGAAAGGAATACTTATCCAAATGGAAAAGACGGAATGTATGATCAAAAATCGCAAGAAGCTGAAAGATCAATAGCACCAACTAGAGGCGAGATTTCTAGAGCAGTAAGACGATTGGAAGACAATCCGGGTTTACATCAAGCATATGTCGGAAAAGCAAGCGGAAGCCAAAGTGTGAAAGGTTTATTCAAGAACAAAAAAAAGTAATGCCTAATACAGAGAAGTTCCTAGACACTTTCGTTGAGACAGGTGATTACTTAGTTTCAATGAAGGAAGCAGGATATAAAGATAAGAATCCCTACCAATTACAAATGAAGGGTAGGAAGCTGGTAAATGAGAATAGGGATGAGGTAGATAAGAGATTCCATACCCGGTTGAAAGAAGGAGGGCCAAGAGCGTTATCTGTAATAGAAGGGTTAATGCATAGTGAAAGTGATACAGTAAAGCTAAATGCCGCAAAAGAGATACTAGATAGAGGTGGTCACAAGGTCGCAAATGTTTTTGATGCTGGACGAACAATAGAAGAGCTTAATGCACAGTTAGTTGCCCTAGTTGGGGATGATGGTGCAAAGATGTTAGTTGCGGCTTTTAAGAGTCGTAAAGTAATAACAGGCCCAACAATATCGGAGGTATAATGAAAATAAACCCGGACTTTTCAGAATTACATAGTTTAGTTAAAAAGATGGGGGCAGAAAAACAACATGCTCAAATCAAAAAAGAATATTCACAGAGAGCCGCAAATAAAGCACCAAGTGGGTTGTATGTCTCAGATAGAGGAATGAAAGATGGATGGACAAGGAGGAAGTACGATCCATGGAAAAAGGAGAAAGTGCCTTTAAAAAAGTATGTAACCCATAAAAACCCCACGGATTTTGTTAACTATATGGACGGAGGGCCAAATGGGGAAATACATAAAGAAATGAAGCAAAACCAAATAGAAAAACAAAAACAAAACCAGAAATTTCAAACTAAAGGTAAGAAATCTCTATTAACTAACCAACCTACCAAGAGTAAAGGTGGTGGCAAATCAGGTGGTGGAGGCGGTAAATGGGGTGGAATGTTTAAAGGACGTGGCGGTAGTCCATGGAATTTACTAAAAAATGATAAAAGTTTCTAATGGCTAAGAAACAAGACATAAAAGCTGGAAAGCCCATTAAGTTTAGTGTGTCTAGTCGTGGCATTGTACACTCTTTATCTAGAAATTCAGGCTCATCTTCCCTTGCCGAACAAAAACAACACAAAATTTTTAAAAGTAGGAACAAATACTTAAAGCCCGGAGGTCAATTTACTCCTTCCCCAAGTAAAACCTTTGGTCAAGGTTTATATGTTTCTGGCCCTGCAGAATTGCCAATTGAAAATAGAGAAGAATTTCGTGCAGGACTTAAAAAAGCCTATGGAGAGTTTAGTAAGGGCAAAGTAAATGCTAAATTAGCGTTTGATGGATGGGATTATAGTCAAGCAAACGTAGAAATCAAAAGATGGGCAAAAGAGAATAAGATAGAGCTTAGTACTATAAGTCGAGAATCAGGCTGGTCAGGGATGGATGCTGGTGATAAATCTGAGCGTGTAGCCTTTGAAAATATGAGTTGGAAAGAAAAAGGAGATTATAAAGAAAAAACACTAACAGATTGGGAATTTAGTAAGCGGATAAAGAGAATAGCTTTAAATAAAAAAGGACAACAACAATATTCAGGTGCAGATAGAAGTCATTGGTGGAAACGATATAAGGCAATTGAAGAAAAGTTTGGTAAAGGTAAGGGTAAGACTAAACAAGTAGTAGAACAATATTTAGATGAACTTGAAGATGCTGGACAAGGGTCAAGTCTCCAGAATCCGTCTAAATCACAAACTATATCTAAAAAAGGATCAGGCACACCTTATAATAAAGTTTGGTTAAAACCTGTTCAAGTGTCTTCTCTACCTCAATTAGATCAAGGTGTTGGCACTACTACTACAAAGAAAGCTAATCCACGATCAATGTTGGCTGGTCTGGATGTATTAGAAGAAAAGGATGTATGGGGGACAAGACATAACCTTCTAATGGACGAAGGAAAAGTAGGAGTAGGTAACGCACAACCGAGGCCGTGGTTAAATAAAACAAATAAAGCAAGAGTTGCTGGTCTTAGAGGTGATCAAGGAGTTTTATTAAAACATAATCAACGAGTTGAAACCGATGTTGTAGACAGTATTGCAGAAGGTGGAACGGATAACGTAGTTACAGATGATATTGGACAAGTTGGTACAAGATATGACCTTAAAAAACAAGAGTTTGTAGATCAAAAAGTAAGCCCATCTCCTAAAGGCCTGAAAGTTGCTCCATTAGTAAAACCTAAAGATAAAAGAGTAAGTAAGATTATTTCTGATCTTATTAATGCACAACAAAAGCAAGGATATTCGGGTACAAATGTATTTGGAGATTTTTTTGAAACTGATTTAGCTAAAGATCAAGATGTTGATGAATCTCAAGGAAAAGTATCAAATGAATTTAGAGAATCATCTAGTATAAAATCACATCAAGCTAAAATTGCACAGAAAGAAACAATATCATGGGCTAAAGAACAACGTGGATTAAATAGACTTGTTAGAATACAAAATAAAGCAAAATTTCCTATGACACAAGTTGAATATTCAGCACATAGGAAAACAATTTTAACTGGTTTAAAACCAGTTGGAGATATAACTGCAAGAGATTTACGGTCAAGTATTGGGGCATCTTTTGCTTCAGGGCATTTAAAAATAGATGGTTCTCAAAAAAACATAGGTAAAGTAAAAGGAGATGTTAAATGGCAACCATCAAGTATGGAAGACACCGACGGATTTAAACCTACTGCTGGTGGTGTGCAAAAAACAACTAAGTTTATTCGTAATAAAACAGCTACTAATTATAGCGACTTCCCCGGTAAGAAAGCATATCTAGAACAGAGAACTCCTCAAAGAACAATGGAGGTATTGAAAAATACTGGTAAAGTAATTATGAAAGCAGAAGGGAACTTATCTAGGGCTTATGTATCGGAACCTTCAAGTGCAAGTACTACTGATATAAAAAAAGAATTACATAAGTCTGCGGTGTTGCCAAAAAATATTCACGAAGCCATTAAGAGCAAACAAGCAAAATATACACCTCGTACAAATAGTTCCCAGCCTAATATAATAAAGATGACCAAATCTAAAGTCTCTGGCAAATGGGGTACACCAAGCGAACATCGCAAAAGTGCATTAAAAATATTAGGTAATAAGGGTAAGTCAACTCTTCCAAAAGCATTTATAATGAGTGATATAATTCGTTTAGGTGCGGCTAGAAAAAGAGCTCAAGAATATACACAGAAAAAAGACCCAAGTTTCTTTGATACAATGAAAATGATGTTCCCAATAATGGGTATGCCTAAAAAGAAACATGGTCTTAACTATGGTGATTTATGAGCAACAAAGCAGAACAAGCAATTGAAATTGCAGAAAAGATAACTGATCTTTATGAGACTAATCGGTTATTGCAATATGAGCCTTATGAATATCAGAAACGATTTCATGATGCTAAAGATATATCAGGAAGACTTGCTAGGCAACGTCTTTTAATGGCGGCAAATAAAACAGGTAAGACTTTTTGTGGTGCATCTGAAATGGCCTTTCATTTAACTGGTCGTTATCCAGAATGGTGGACAGGAGCTAAGTTTAAAAGACCTATAACTGCTTGGGCGGCTGGGAATACAACTGCAAATACAAGAGATATAGTACAAGCAGAATTACTTGGTGAACCCGGAGATGAAGAAGAATTTGGTAAAGGAGCAATACCAAAAGAGTTTATTGTAGGAACACCATTAAGACAACCCGGAGTACCAAATGCATTCCAAAGTTTACATGTAAAACATATATCTGGAAGGAACTCTAAGTTGATCTTTAAATCCTATGAACAGGGTAAGATGCAATGGATGGGAAAAGCAGTAGATGTAACTTGGCTTGACGAAGAGCCTCCACAAGATATATACTCACAAGCACTAAGAGCGGCCTTAAAAAGTGGCGGTATAGTATTTATGACCTTTACCCCTGAAAGTGGCATGACAGAAGTTGTAACACAGTTTATGACCAAACTAGGACAGTCACAGGCTTTATATCATGCAACGTGGGATGATGCTATACACTTAGATGAAGATGTGAAGAAGGAGATATTACAAGCACTTCCTCCTCATGAAAGAGATATGAGATCAAAAGGAATACCAGTATTAGGATCAGGTATGGTATTTCCTGTAAGTGAAGATGATTTAAAAGTAGAACCCTTTCCATTACCTGAGTATTGGCCTAAGATATGTGGGCTGGACTTTGGGTGGGATCACCCTACTGCCGTAGTCTGGTTAGCATGGGATCGGGATACAGATACAATATATGTTTATGATTGTTATCGTAAGTCTGCGGAAACACCAGTTGTCCATAGTGCGGCAATTAGAGAAAGAGGTAAATGGATACCTGTAGTATGGCCTCATGATGGTTCTCAACATGATAAAGGATCAGGTAAACCATTAGCAGAACTGTATCGCAAACAAGGGTTGAATATGATTCATAAACATTTTCAAAACCCTGATGGGGGTATCTCTGTGGAACCCGGAATTATGGATATGCTACAAAGAATGCAAACTGGAAGGTTCAAAGTCTTTAACTATCTTAATTTTTGGTTTGAAGAATTAAGGATGTATCATCGAAAAGATGGAAAAATAGTTAAAGTTCACGATGATTTGATGAGTGCAACTAGATATGCTTCTCAGTCATTAGTTTATGCCTCTACTGGTTCTCATAAAAAAAGACCACGAAAGGCCATAAGTGATTATGATTATTATTCCAATGATAATGTCGCTTATGCATAATCTTAAATAAAGGAGATAATATGGGAAACCCCTTTTCTAAGGCTTACAAAAAAGCAACAAGTACAGTAACCAATATAATTGAAGATAATCCAATAACAACACCAAATTTAGGTGATAATATATCAGGACTTCTGGAAGATAATCCACTCAGTTATGGTGGTGCTACACAACCTAATATACCTGATGCACCAAACATTAATGTACCAGATGCATCAAATCCTGCTTCTATGTTGACAACAGGTATTACTAAACTTGGTGAAGGTATAGATTATGGTGTAGGTGGAGCAGGAAAAATTTTACATAGGAACCTCAATGAACTTGCTAAATTAGGTAAAGAAGCAATGACAGGCGAAGGTGGCTATTCAGATGATGAAGGCTCCGGCCCAGCCGCTCCCGGCCCAACTGGATTTGAGGCGGCAACAGCACAAAGGACATTACTAACAGGGAAACGTAGGGCAGGTCAAGGTCGTTCTGCACATTCAGGTTCAGGTTCAGCATCAACTGTCTAAAATAGAGTTATAATATGGCATATGATAATAATTCATTAAGCTCATTGATAGATCGGCAACATGAGAAGCTGAAGAATAACCGTAATCAATGGGAACGTCAATGGCAGGATATTGCAGAGTATGTCTTACCACATCGTTCTGATTTTACGACTACTCATTCTAGAGGTGCAGACAGAATGGATCATGCATTTGAAGGTTCTGCGATGCGTTTATTAAAACGTTTTGCTTCTAACATTCATAATGTTTTTACTCCAATGGGTGCAGAATGGTTTAAATTAACAAGTGGTAACTCTAATTTAGATGAGATGCGTAATGTGTCATTATGGCTGGAAGAAGCAACTAGGATTATTCAGCATCATATGTCACGACCTATTTCAAACTTTCAAAGTGCTGTGTTCCAATATTATCTTGAAGCTGGAGCATTTGGTACTGGCATTCTTTTTGTCGAAGATGTTCCGGGATTTGGCCCTCGTTACCGCAATTTTCCTCTTTCGGATTGTATATTGGGTTCTGGAAGCGAAATGGAAATTGACACGGTAT